GAGGATATTGATCGTGGAGAAGCAGAAGAGTTAGTAACTGCTGCTGTATCAAAACCAACTCCTGCAGTAGCAGAAGAAGAGGATGATGCATTATCATACTTTGCTAAACTTGCAGAGGAATAATGAAATATAATCAAATCTGCCTTACTCTCTTAGTAATCGCAGCTTGGATTAATCTAATATTTAAATAGGAGTCTTCGGACTCCTTTTTTATGGATTGACTAACTCTGTATTTTCAGTGATTGCTAATTTAGAATTAACAAATTCAGAACTTTTTTCATATTTTACAATCTCTCTTAAATCATTTAAAAACAAGTTTAGATAGGCAGGTTTTAACACATTAATCTCCCTTTTCTTTTCATTTTGATCAAATTCATATTCTAAATTTGTTATTGAACGAGCGATGTTATCAGTTAAAACTGTAAATTCATCTTTATCATCCAATTGAATATATCCTCCCTGTGATCTTAACGTATATCTTGTTGAACTTGGATATTTGTGAATTGTTCCGTCAATTTTAAAATTTTTGTCAACAATTAAATTAGGGGGTAATATTTGTCTATCTTTTTCATCTCTTATTTCAAATGTTTCATAATATTTTATTTCATTCATCTTCTCTTCAGAACCATATTTTTGTAAAGCATAATCGTAAACTTGATAATCTTGTAATGGCCATTCGTGATTTATATTAGTTATTCCTGCTACTAAAATAACCACGTAATCTAATCTTGAATCACCATATAAATTCTCTGCAATAGTGTCTGGTCGATCACCATCTCCAATTACAAATTTATTAAAAGTTGTTACTGAATTTTTAACATAATCCGCTAACTTTGTCCTACGAAAAATATTTTTAATGATTACATAATCACCCGATGAATTTCTATGTGATAATGGTGATTGATATGCGATATCAGGTAATTCTCTAAAATATCCCATTAGTATCCAACTCCTTCTCCTGCTCCATGACCAGGTAAGTAATCCTCGAAATAGATTGGATTAATCTCTTTGAATGTTAAATCCATTCTTATGTTGACAGGAGTACCATCATCATATGATGCATAAGTACCTGCATTTGTATAATTAACATTCATTCCAGTTAATGCAGTTAACTTCATCTTATTTAAAAAAGGATGTGATAATCCATTTTTTCTATATTCTAATTGAAATAAATCAGGTGATTGTAAGAAAATACCTTGAGCACTTCCATTAAATTGTCCTGCTTTTGGTGCCATAGACATTTTAAGAGAACGTATAATCGCTTTTACAACTGTAGATTCTTTTTCACTACGAGGAGAAAATGTTATACTATATGGAAATGACCTTAGATTCATCCCTTGAAATAGTAATTCTAAATTACTGTTTAAAATTTGACCAGTTGATCTAGCAATCACACTTTGTGCAGATACATTTGAACCCAATGCTCCAATCGCTGCTCCAGATAATGCTGCTCTCACTGCATTTGCAGTTGAACCCTCTAAACCTGGTATTTTAACACCAGATACCATAGCTCTTATAGCTTGTTGCGATTCTTGAATGCTTTCTATCGCTCCATTTTTCATAAATTTTTGAGCAACTGCTAAACCCGCAAGTTCAAGGGCATTCATTCTATCATCACCCCAAGTTACTTGGTTTGAATCATTTACTTCTTGTGGAATGGGTAATTCAATATTATATTTTGTTTTTTTCTTTGCATTTATTCTGGTATTTGCATCTGTAAATTCTGTTATAAACTCCATATCTTGAACTTTACCATCTTCACCTGTATGAAAATCAGCTCTTGTAGCTTTTTTAAATCCACCATTTCCATCACTTATCTCATAATTTTTTAGATTTCCCTCTGTTGTTACAATAGTTTTTTTTGTACCATCTTTTAGTTCTATTTGTGCGGTAGAGTTTGTTAACTTAAATCCAAAATTAGAACCCTCATCAGGAGGTACGTACTCTACACATTTTATTAATAAAGTATCGCCAGTATCCTCTCTTCCAGATCGTGCGATTGGATATGACATGTAAGCACTATCGCCAAAAAATGCTGGTGCCTTGGGCAGTTCAGATTTTTTCTTCTTAAACTCTTCTCTATTTAATTTAGCTAATTCTCTTCCTTTTTCACTTATACCGCCAGCGTTCATATCGACCTATGTAAATTTTTTAACTATTTAGCAGGATTTTAACAAAAGGAATAGTTCTTAAATCTCTTAACTCCATTTCATCTACTTGATATAGACCACCGACCACCTCTGGAAACGTATATTGTCTCATTTCCCCCCAGTGATAGTTCAGACCTTTGAATCCCCATTGAAAAACTTCAGTCACAGCCACAAGTGGGTGTGAGTCATATGCGATACCAGGTGTTTTTGCTTGATATACAAATACATAATAATTTCCTGCTTGAGGGATATTACTACCTTCAGTCAATACTTCGAGTATATCTGTTGCTAGATCATCAGCACTTTCATTACCGATTAATCTTTTCATTATAGGATCTATGCGACTCATATGTCTAACTCTTTTTCTGTAATTACTTTAAACTCCCACATTCGGTCAGCACAATATTCTCTTGCTGCTTTCCATTTTGCCTGATTTCTAGCATATTCAAATGCTTCACGAATATAACCTTTAGTTTGTCTTTTTGGTTTTTTAGGTTTTGTTGTTTGCTTTAAAGGTTTCACTTCAATTAGATATCTTTTTATTTTACCTGTATTCTCTTGCACCTTGATATAAAAATCTGGGAAATAACGATGCACTCGACTATCGTGTGGAGAAATATATGGGAGAGCAATCTCTTCACTTCCCCACTCTAGTATCTTTGCATTTTTATCACAATACACCATAAATTTTCTTTCCCAGAGTGATCTGTAAATGATGTTAGTTGGATCACCTTTGTACTTTCTAGGAAAGGATGGATAATATTTTCCCCTATAAGCCATCTAAATAACTATACTATAAAAGTATTTAGAGTGCCAGCACCAAGACCGAGAAGAATATCAGATATAATGCCAAAGATTCAGAATGTATCTTTGTCGTCTCAATTTTTAGTAAAATTTGTACTACCTAGAGGAGAATGTCGTTCATTTTTAAGGAAGAAGGGAATTAATGATCGTTTCATATCAGATAATGTAGGTTTACTTTGTAGCGATGCAGTTTTACCTGGCAGTGCGATGGCTGCATTAAATACTGCTGGTGATTATCAGGGTATGATTGAAAAGTTTGCACATACTCGAAACTTCACACAAGTAAATTTTGACTTTATGGTTGATAATGAATATAAGTCTTTAAAATTTTTAGAACATTGGATGGAATTTATATCAGGTCGATCTAATGGAGATCCAAGTAGCGATACTTATTTTTTCAAAATGGCATATCCAACTGAATATAAATCAAATGATACAAGAATTGTAAAGTTTGAAAAAAATCATTCTCAATTTTTAGAATATAGATTTGTCGGTTTATTTCCACTTGCACTTAATTCGACAAGAGTATCATATCAGAATACTCAAGTATTAAAAGCGACTGCGACTTTTTCATATGATCGATATATTTGTGGGGAATCTTCATCACTTGCAAGAGCATTAGGATTAGATTTAAATAATGCAGGTGGAAGATCTGGTAATGCAGCAAATTTAAACTACAATGATGCAAAAGCTTTAGATGATATTGTTAACCCTAATTTTGGTGGATTATCTCTACTGAATCAAGGATCTCAATTTGCAGTTGTAAACAATCGAACAATAGTTGGTTCAGATGATAGAATTAGAATGGATGGTGGACAATTTAAATATGAAGTGATATAATAGATTTTAAAAACCACTATAAATAATTTTATCTGAAGTGTAATAATTATTATGCCTTTACCAACCATTTCAACACCAACCTATGAGTTAGTGTTGCCCTCATCAAATAAAAAAATTAAATACAGACCATTTTTAGTTAAAGAAGAGAAGATTCTTATTTTAGCAATGGAATCTCAAGACACTAAACAGATTGCGAGATCTGTCAAAGATGTCATTTCTAAATGTATATTATCAAAAGGTATTAAAGTTGATAGACTTTCTACATTTGATATTGAGTATTTGTTTTTAAATATTCGTGGCAAATCAGTCGGTGAACAAATTGAAGTAATGGTCACTTGCCCTGATGATGAAAAGACTCAAGTACCAATGTCAATTAATATTGATAGTATTCAAGTTCAGAAAGATGAAGACCATTCAACTGATATTGTATTAGATGATGTATATACTTTAAGGATGAAGTATCCATCTTTAACTGAATTTATTAAGAATAATTTTGGTGCTCTTGATGAAATGAGTGTTGATGATACATTTGATTTAATCGCATCTTGTATTGATCAAGTTTATTCTGAAGAGGAATCATGGGCATCTGAAGAATGTACCAAGAAAGAATTAACAACATTTGTTGAATCTTTAAATTCTAGTCAATTTAAAAAAGTTGAAAAATTCTTTGAGACAATGCCAAAATTATCTCATACTGTTAAAGTATTGAATCCAAATACAAATGTAGAAAGTGAAATTAAAATAGAGGGGCTGCAGAGTTTTTTCGGATAAGTATGGCACACGAAGATTTAGTGTCATACTTTAAATTAAATTTTGCCATGATGCAGCATCATAAATATAGTTTAACTGAACTTGAGAATATGATTCCGTGGGAGAGAGAAATTTATGTATCACTCTTACAACAATACGTTGAGGAAGAAAATCTAAAAGCACAACAAGAACGTAATGGATGAGGAACAAGGACTATCATCACCAATAGAAAGAGGTATAAGAGGTATTAGAAGAAGTATATCTTCTAATATTTTTGGTGGTCGTCGTGCTCCACAAATTCAAGGTGATGGGGTATCAGCAGATATAATTGCAAGAAATTCTTTAGCATTGTCTAATGTTGCTAATCAACTTGGAGGAATATCTGAGCAAGTAAACAATATTAACTCATCACTTACTGCCATCAAAGATAATTTATCAATAAGTGATGAAATAGAAAAAAAGAAAGAATTAGCTAAAAGAAGAAGAGAAGCACAACTAGCAGAAGAGGGTTTAAGAGAAGGGAAAGAAGGTGAATTAGAGAAGAAAATACAATTTGCTTTATTAGCACCCGTCAGAAGAGTTGCACAAGTTGCAAGAGGTATTTTAGGAAGATTAGGTGAAGCATTGTTATTTCTAGCTGGTGGTTGGTTAACAAGTCAAGCACTCACATTTTTACAATTAAATTCAGAGGGAAATATTGAGGCACTTAAAAAATTTAAAGATAGATTTATAAAAGACTTATTAGTTATTGGTGGAATTCTTTTAGCAACTACTGGTGCATTTGGTAAAATATTTTTATTAGTAAAAGGATTAGGTGGATTATTGTCAAGGGTCACTTTTGGTGGATTTTTATTAAATTCTTTTAAAGGTTTAGGGTCTTTTATATTATCTAACGTTGCTAAATTCATTCGTTTTATAAGAAGAGTTGGAGTTGGAGGATTTCGTAGACTTGGTGGATTAAGAAATTTGATACCTCTTGGATTTATTTTTCAGAATAGAATTGCTAGAGAAGTTAAAAAATTTTTTCAGGGAGCAGCTGATGATTTAATGAAATACCCATTCATTCAAAAAATGATGAATAGATTTGGTCAAACGAAAATAGGACAAAATTTATCTAAGTTTAGTAAGTCTGGTGGACTCAATAAAGCATTTAACAAAGCTTTTGCTCCATTAATAATAGCCCTTGATACTTTTATGGGAAAAGCAGAGTTAGAAAGGGCAGGACTTGAACCATTACAAGCATTAATTACATCATTTGCTAGAGCAGTTACTCAATTTGGATTGTTTACTGCATTTATTAAAGCTACAAGTATGACTGTGGGTGGAATATTCGCTGGAGTTGGAGCACTTCTTGGTCTATTGGGTGGTCCGTTTGCACCGTTGACTTCTGCTGGTCTTGCAGCTAAAGGTTTTGCCATTGGTAAAGCAGTTGGAGGATTTTTAGGTTTTCTAGGATTTTTATTCCCCGAACAAACTAAACAATTTACAGGGGGATTGGTAGATCTTGAAAAATTCTCTCTTGAAGCTGATAAAATTGCAACTGAAAGTGGTATGGCAATTGCAGGTGTAGATAAAGAAACAAGGAAGAAAGTTAGAGGTAATGTATTTAAGAAAAATGATAATGTTAGTTCCAGTGGTACAGTATCAAGTGATGCAATAGAGATAAGTAAAATTATTCCAGATGATAGTGAGGGTACAGGTGGTATAGTTGCATTTAAAAGAAATGAAAATAATTTACAACTTGATAGTGGAGCTGCAAATATAATTGATTTAACGGATAAAAATCAAAAAAGAGGCACAGCCTTTGCTGGTGGAGGTGATGATAAAGGAGGAATTGATAATATACCTAAGATTGATTCATCTAATAATAATGATGACCAATCATTAATTGCGAGATCAATTATGAATCTTAATCTAGCATAATGGCTGAAAAACGAAAAGCACTTTTAAATTCATCATTAAGTATAAACTCTATTAGAGATTCTGTTACGAATTTTTCTAAAAGTTTACGAAGATCTGGTATTGTAGCATCTGATATTGTAAAAAAAACTAGACAAAATAATATTTTCAATCAAAATACAATATCAAAGGAAAATGAATATTTTAGAAAAAGAAGAGAAAATGTGAGAAGAAAGGAAAGAGAGGATGAACTAGAATCATCAAGTATTAGTGGTGTAACAAAAAAAGAGGGAAATATAGTTTCAAGGAGCACTAAAGGATTTTTAGGTAGAATACTTGATTTTTTTGGTATTATACTTATTGGATGGTTTGTAAATAAATTACCAGAAATAATAAAGGCAATACGTAATGTAATAAAACTTATACGAAAGGCAACAGGATTTTTAACAGGATTCCTAGATGGTGTAAAGGAATTTTTATCAGGTATCGGTACTGGTATTAAAACTCTCATAGATACATTTCCTAAATTAGATTTACTTAATTTCAAAAATGAATCTGAAAAAACATTAGCAGAGACGGAAAACAGAGCAAAAAAAATAAATGAAGAATTTTTCTTCGGATTACGTGATTATAGTAAAAACATAGATGCAAGTTATGCTGACGAACCAGGTATTGTAGAAAATGGTGAGGTGGTTATACCGAATGATGATGGGGGTGAAGTAGTAGGTGGTGAAATTAGTGAGGATGACTCTGAAACTGGAGAAGATACACAAGAAGTTTCGGATAGTAATTTAATAACTGCAATTAGACCAGATGAAGAACAGGATGAAAAACTACAAATACAGGAAAATCAAGAAGAAGATCAACTCATAGCAAATCTTGATAAATTGGATCAGCAGTCAAAGAGATTAGCAAATGTATATGATGGTAAAAAAAATAAAGTAACTGAAAGAGTTGAAAAAGGAATCGATGCAAGTGGCATTAAAGGTGGTTCTGGTGGTGGAGGTGGAGCTCAAAGCTCTGGTGGTGGCATCGTTGGTGGCACTGCCACTAGTGGTAAAAAAGATAATAAATTTGAAGCTAGTGGATTTGACGATAATGATATTTCAACAGATGATGACACTTCCATGGGGACACCAGAAGCAGGTGACTTTTATGTAACAAAAGGTGGACAAGGAAATAAACAATCTTTTTATCATGTATTACAACCAAATGGAAAAATAAAATCTATAGGTAAAAGAAAACCTGATGGGGGAAGTAAATTTACAAGAAGTGAGATTGTAGCAGCGGGTAATAATATTAAATCTCAGAATATTAAAGGTGTATCAAGTAATGATGGACAACGAATAGAATCTATAATATCAACTGATACCAGTGGTGGTTCAGGTTTAGTTGAACCCATAGAAAAACAACTTTTCAATTTAGAAAAAATTTTTAAAGATGATCGTCCAATGGTAATATTTAAAGAAATTGGATTTGACAATCCTAATATTCAAATGCCTAGTTTATCTGGTGGTACTAAATTAGATTTATTCAGTAACATTAATTTTAATAAAACTGATGATGATCTTGATAAAATTCACTCATTATTATTGGATGGTATTTAAATGGCAGCAGTAGACGCATCAATTTACGAAAAATTTACTATTGAATCTACAGATGGTAACAGAACTGTTGATATAAGACAGGGTGTCGTTGGTTTTGTTTATTATGAGAATATTCTTGCACCATCAATTACTGCTACTGCAGTGGTTGTAAATACAGGTGGATCTATTAAAAATGAAGAGGGAAAAAGGCAAGGTATTTACAATGGTTTGCCATTAAGAGGTGGCGAGAGAGTAATTATAAAAATAGCAGGTAATTCAAAAAATAATAAAGGTTTAGATTTTTCCGAATATCCAACCAATTATTTTTATGTTGGTTCAATATCAAATGTAATAGTTGATGCTGAAAAAGAAATATTTACGTTAAATTTAATATCAAGAGAGGCTATTACTAATCAAACAGTCAGAGTAGGCAGAAAATTTCCTACATCACAAACAATATCTGATTCTGTAGAGGACATAATAAAAGAATATCTTAAATCAGATAAAATTGGACAAATAGATCAAACTCAAAATAAGTACGGATTCATAGGTAATTTAAAAAAACCGTTTGCAATAATGACTTGGTTAGCATCAAAATCTGTTGCATATGTTGGACCTGGTAAAGATAGCACTGCGGGTTTTTTATTTTTTGAAACACAGGAGGGATTTAATTTCAGGTCTGTTGATAATTTAATTTCCCAATCTCCATTTGAAAAAGATTATACTTTTAGTCCAGGTGTTGTTAAATTTGATGATCCAAGTAAAGACTTTAAGATTATAAAATACAACGTTGATCGAAATCAAGATTTACTAGGCAAGTTAAAGAGAGGAGCTTATAGTAGTGAAAGATATTATATAAATCCAGTATCATTTAAACCAGATATCAGACATTTTAAGGCATCCGATTATATGGGAAAAGATGGTATAGAGAATCTAGGAGATGAGCAAATACATCTACCAAGTATAGGTGAAGATAGAGATAAATCATTGGCTGATTTACCAACCCGTATTTTTGTTGGTATGTTAGATGTTGGTACTATAGAAAAAACAACAACTGATAAGGGATGGAATGATCCTGCTGAAAGAAATGCAGATCCAGCAAAAACACAAGCACAGTCAATGATGAGATATAATCAATTATTGACTCAAATAGTTGAAATTACAGTGCCACTCAATACAAATTTAAGAGCTGGTGTAGTGATACGTTGTGTATTTCCAAGTATTGATAGGGAGAAAAGAAAGACCGCTGATTCTAATTCTAGTGGTCTATATATGATTAGTGAACTCGCTCATTACTTTGATACTAAAGGTTCTTACACAAAATTAAAATTACTTAGAGATTCATCGGGAAGAAAATGATAGAAAATAATTTACTTAAAACAAATTTTTTAGGAAAGGATGGATTCCGATGGTGGATAGGTCAGATTGCACCTGAAGATGCTCAAGGAGATCAATTAAATGAAATAGGGAATGCTTGGGGTTGTAGACTTAAAGTTAGAATATATGGTTATCATCCTCCCAATGAAACTGAACTAGCAAATGATGATTTACCTTGGGCACAAGTATTATTATCACCTCAAGGTGGATCTGGAAAAGCAAATCGTGCAAGGTCACTTCGTATCTCACCAGGTGATATTGTTATGGGATTTTTTCTTGATGGTGATGATGCACAACTACCTGTTATTATGGGTATATTTGCCAATAATCCTGAATATTATGGTGGTTCTGGTGAATATACTTCTCCCTTTGAACCGTTTACAGGTTATACAAGTAAAATTAAACCAAATGCAGATTTTATTGCAAGAAATGAGGGTGGTGGTTCATCAAAAGATAGTCAGAAATCACCAACATTTGTAACTAAAGAACTTGAAGAAAAATTAAATGAAAAACTAAAAAAAGGTGAAGCACAATTAAATCAACTTATAGACTCTGGTGAATTACAACAGAGACTTGAACAAGCAACTAGTGAGGCAAGACAACTTTTAGAATCTGGTAAATTACAGACTGGATTATCGGAAACAAAAGATATTGTTGAAGGATTAAAGAGACAGTATGGATTTCCAACCACTCAAGCATTTAGTGCCATAGGTACAAAAATTATGTTTGCTGGTGGTGGACAAGGAGGGGATACTAATTCAAAGGCATTTAATAATATAAAAACAACTCTTGAAAATACGTTACAAACTGTCAATTCAGCGACCTTTAAAAATACATTTAAGGGTATATTTGATGGTGCGGATGAAATAGTTTCAGCATCAAAGGGAATGATCAAGGATATGGTGGGTTCTTCTCTTGATAGCTTGGCACCAGAATTAAATAACAACTTACATAAACAATATAAAGATGTATTTGGTGATGTTATGAACAAGACTGGAAATATTATGCTTGCAAAAAAAGCTGCACAAGATGCACAACTATCAATGGTTGAACCTATATTAAAAATACAGGATAGCATCCCTTGTATTGTCAAAAATATTACAGATAAATTAAAACTTGATGTTGCAAGTTTACTCACAGATTTTGTAAATAATGTTGAAAATTTTACAGACTGTATAGGAGACCAATTTATAGGTGCATTATTCAACGACATCATTAAAGGTATCAATTCAGAACTTGAAGATGGGTTAAAAGGTGTATCTGCTATATTTCCTGATGGTAATATTGAGAATTTATTGAGAGATAAGGCAGAGGGTATATTAGGGATTGCTGAAATATTTGATGATTGTGATGTACAGAACGCAGATTTTAGTGGAAAAACAAATGGTTTTTTACTAGGAATAGGACCTCTTAATATAAATCTTGAGAACATTGCAGGTGATATTCTTAGTATTGCAAATGCTGCACAAGAATTAAAAGAGGCAGCAGCAAGTCCTGGTGGAGTTATCGGGAATCTTGGATTATTTGATTTTATGAGACCTGATGTGAGCACACCAGGTTTTAGTAGCACATTAAGTGATTGTTATACTGGACCTCCTCTTAATTGTTCTGGCATTAAAATTAATCTCTTTGGTGGTGGAGGATCTGGTGCGACTGGTTCACCCATATTAGGATCTATTATAAGTGATACATTTGCTGTCCAAACTGCGAGTTTAATTGGAATTAATTTACAGAGCGGAGGTTCTGGATATAGATCAGCACCCTTTGTTGAAATAACAGATACTTGTCGTAATGGATACGGTGCAGTAGCTAGGGCAGTGGTTGATTATGATCCATCTTCCCCAACTTTTCAACAAGTAACTGATGTGTACATTGTTAGTTCAGGCACGAATTATCCAGTTATAGAACCAGAGGAAGGAGATGATGGAGTATACACAGTTGATCATGTCGTTGTTGTAGACGCAGGACAAAATTACACACAGAATGACACAGTGGTAGATGATAAAGGAAATGTCTATAATATGTTACTTGATGAACAAGGTAGAATATTAAATGTTATTCCTCCTGACCCAACCACAAATAATTTAGAACCCTATACAACTCTTCCTGTAATGGAAGTTATATCAAATACAGGAACAGGAGCACTTTTAAAAGCACAATTAACACCAAGACCTGAATATCAAGGTAAAGTTAAACAAGTCATTGATTGTATTTCTCCTCGTAATGCAGGTATCGTAGGATTTATTAATGGTGAACCATATTATGGAGCTTTCCATATTATGTCAAATGGCACTAAAATGACTGGTGTAAAACATACTGGTAATGATATGATAATATATGATACACCACAGGAAAGTCGGACATCAAGAGGCATGATGTCTACAACAACACCAATCACCACAGTTTCATCAGCACAGGTACAAACAAATGTTTCCAACACCACTACAACGAGTCAACCTGATACAAGTAGTATCCCTCAAACTGACCCAGTTGACACATCAAGTCAACAAACG